CAGTTGTAAGAACAAAACCAGGAACAGCATTATTTTTAAAGAATTGACGTTGGAATTTAATCATGTAGTGATAAAGTTCCATCAGTTTAATCAAAGGCTTAAGTTTAGATGTTCCACGGAAAATAGATTGATCATTTTCTGCCATTACATGAATAATTTCATGTGGAGCAAACTGAATAGCTTCTGCTTTTCTTGATTGCTTTCCTCCACCAAAACCAAAGAAGTCAGAAGACTGCTGATTTGATACTAAGTAATTATAGTGAGATACAAAAGTACGCTCATCGGGAACAACTTCTACATCATTAGCAGGTAAAACATATAAATCTGCACCATCATAATAGAAAAATGCATTACCATCTAAAACAAAGTCTAAAAATGCACGTCTAAATAGTCTAACTCTATCTTCAAAAGGGTTAGGTTTAATGTTAAGTATCTTATTAACTTTTTTAGCTGGAGAGCTACCTTCAACAATCATAGGAATTTCTATACAAGCATTAATAATCATTTCTACAGAACGATGAACTACTTCAATTTCTCTATAGGCTTGCTCAAAGTCAACAATTGTTTCAGGGGATGCGTAGGGCTCTAAAGAAGCGATTGAAGCCTGAGCAGGATTAAGTTTTAACCTATCAGCTACCCACTTCCTTACTCCTTGTAATTCTTCATAATCTGCCATTTTTTGCCTTTTGTATCTCTAGCCAGTTTTTAATCTTTGGAGCTAGATGATTTGAATAAGTTTGACCATAAAGAGAGTGAAGCTGTTTATGATGTTTAGAACATAAGGTAAATAAATTTTCATGACTCAACGCATCTTTACAGTCTTCAGCAAATTTTGGTCGTAAGTCTTTAATCATATCTACGCTAGTTATATCATTTATCTTGTTCGTCTCGCGCCACCTTTTGAAAAGCTCGCTTACGCTAAACAAATGATGAAGCTCTAAGAATTCAGTACTATCACAGACGAAACACTTATCACGTAACTTATAATCTTTTTTAATAAAATCCCTTATATATTTTATCGGGAATCTTTTTAACTCACTCATATTACGATATTTTCACTCAGCTACCAAGTTAAATTTTTAAATTTTTCGACTACCTTCCATCTCATCGAAAAATGAGAGGGATCTTTATTTAATCCTACATTACCTTCTGGTAAGTTTAAGACTTTTGCCGAAACGGTTTTCATATGACATTTAAGATGCTTCTTTAAAAGATAACTAACTATAATATCATCTCCGCGTCTAGGGTATCCTATTTTTTCTAATTCTGATTGTATCTTATTTAAACCATCTTGTCTAACTAAAATTGCAGATCCTACAAGAAAGTCATTTTCAGCGTCAATGCACCAGTTGTCTTTAAGATCTTCATAGCAAGAGGCCTTAGAAACATTAGTCTTACCGTAAATTCCAATTATATTTTGTCTTTTCTTACGCATCCTAAGAATAGTATGAAGATCTATTAACATGTCATCATCTAAAATAAGCTTATAATCTTCAGGATAATCAAAACAACGAATCCACCGTTCCATACAATAGTAGTTCTTATTATTATTTATAACATCAACAGGTTGTCCTATGTAAGGAAAAGGTTCTGTAGGATTATTATTAATTACTGTAATAGGGTACTGATCTCTATATGCCTTGATTATTTTATGAACATTCTCCGGTCTTTTGTAGTTTAGAACCATAATTCTTATATCAGGCATAGATTGAAATATTACTCATCTTAGAATGTGTATAGATTGCATATCTTACTGCATCACAAGGGTGAGAGGACCAGTCATGAATTGGCTTAGGTGTTTCAGTGTTAGGGTTCCATCTGTAAGAACTCATAGCTGAAAAAGTATGAGATGCACCTAATGTATCAAAATATAAATTATCTTGTTCTAGTAATACTTGAACATAACTAATACCGTCATTTACTGACTTAACTGCATTCTCACAATAAATATCGTAATCATAAGCAAAATCAGCTTTTACTTGTTGAGCTGCTGAATCAATGTATATTGCATCTATGTTCCACTCATCAACCTTCTCTGAAATTACAGAAGCAAGCTCAGACGTAGTTGACTCTTTTGATATATACTCATCTATTATATAGTAAGATTGTCCATCATACCCGATCACTACAAACACATTCTCATCACGATAACCAACATCTAGTCCTGCGATAACTTCTGAGAAACGTTCTCCTATAAACTCTCCAATATGTTTATCTTCATCAATAGATTCATAAATCTGTGCCTCTGTAGTAGTCCATTCACATTCATATTCTTGTGCAAATAGTGCTCTTGATACTGCTTTTTTAGCTTCTTTAATATCATTCTCAGATAACAAAGGGTTAGACCTCCAAGTAAATAAGTCACCACCCCAATCAGGGTATTCTTGGTCTTGTCCTCTTAAATAATAATTGTATAAATAGTTGCCTTTACCACGTGGAGTAGAAATCCATAAACAACGAGAATCTTTAAAAGTAGAAAGAGCTGGACGAAGATCACGAGTAAAATACTCTTCATTAGGGATAATAGCTGCTTCATCAACTATTAATAGGTTAGCAGCTCGGCCAACAAGAGAATCACGATTATTAGCAGATAATAGTCTAAAAACTGACCCATTAATTAGTCTTACTACTTTATCTTTTTGATTGAATTTATCAACTTCGATCTCAAGTTGTTTAATAAGATCAGTTACATAGTCCCAAATAATAGAAGAAAGAGAAAAGTTAGGAGCTACGACCATAACCTGTTGACCAGGCTCTAGGAGCTTTGCAAAAGCTAATATAGCAGCTGCATATGATTTACCTGTTCTTCGTGCTGCGATGTGGACAAAAAATCTATTTTCATTTAGACCTTTAATCATAGCCTGTTGAGACTCATTAAAAGTAACAGGATTAGGAAGTTTAGTTAAAAGTTTATCTACATTAAGACGAAAAAATTCTTTATCACTCATTTAGGTAAAATATTAATTGCTGTTGCTACAAAAGCAACTATTGCTGCAGCGGCTCCGCCTACCCATAAAAGGGTTTTTAACGAGGTCTTGCCTTGTGATGCCAACTGGCTGACCTCATTTAATTTAGTATGCATAGTAGTCATTTGTTCTTTCATCTCTACCATTGCATTCATTATTTGTGCGTATCTTTCCTCACACACAGCTTCGTGGGCTGAAATGTTAGCTCTGTTAGTCTGAGAACGCTCATGGAGTGTCTCGATACTGCCTTGTATTTTATCTAACTCTCTAAAAGAACTCTCAGCCATCCGATTATGTCTTAATAATCCACTGTACAACTTGTGAAGGTAGAGTAGTGTTCACTGTAAAAGCGTCAATAGTTAGTGCAGGAATTGAATGTGTGTGCGCTGCTTGGTTGACTGAGTTTACACCAGAAGCAGTGGAACTATCCTTCGCTGAGATAGCAAAGTTTCTATTACCGATAGTCAGACTAGCAGAAGCAGATCCAGTAGTTCCTGTAGGTGTCGTGGCATCTGATTTTGATGCAGAAGCCATCACTGCAGAAGCAGCAATACCTGTTGTAGCAGCACCTAGAGAACTCATATTTGTCCCTTTACCTAGCGGAACACGGTCTTTAAGATCAGGTAAATTAAAGTTAGACGATCCATCTCCAACACCGAAACTAGTACCTATTACAGCAAAAAGTCTTGCAAAAGTTGATCTACTGATTGCGGCGTCATCACAGACTTTCCACCCTGCAGGTGCGCTAGCATTACCGAAAGCTACGATTGTTCCTGCGGGGACGATCTCAATACCTCCCGCATCTGAACCGTTATGTAGAATTAGAGCATCAGTAGACGTATCAACGGTTACTTCCCCGACTGCTCCTGTAAAAGAATTATTTTGTGACGTGGTACCACGTCTGAATTGTAACTGAGTTGGCATCTCATATCTCCTATTTTAAATATATTATTAGCTTAATGCACCTAAATCTTCGGTCCCTATTGAACCGGTAGGTGACGTTAGCATGTCAAAAAGTGTTAGTCCTGCTGTAACCTGACCAAAAGAATCAGTTGCGGCATTAGCTGCGTCTAATAGTCCATAGTCTCCTGCAGGAAAAGTTGTTACTGCGGATCCTGCTGATTGTCCTGATCCATCTGCAAAGATTAACTGACCGGACTGAATTCTTATATTACCGTTAACAACTAGAGCATCAGTTGCAGCTGGGTTTGTATTAGCAATAGCCATATACTTTGCTATATATACATTACCTGCTATCCCGACATTAGCAGAAATTTCTGCGTTACCAGTAATTCCTACACCTGTTTGTTTGGTTTCTAGATGCTTACTATTATCATAATAAACTTCTACAGCACCACCGTTTACAAATTTTAGTCCAGTCTCGTCACCAGCGTTATTCTCAATTCTGACATCATCGCCTCGTAAGTTGAACTGTCCTGTTGTGTTGACGATCTGAGAGTCAGTACCGTCATGAAATATCTTTAAATCAGTTGCTTGCCCAAATGCAACTTGACCTGCATCGCCTATGTTTACATTACCAGCAGTGGTCCCACCTGTACCTACTACTAGAGTTGAATTAGCTGTTAGCGTTAACTTATTAGTAGCGTCAAGACCTAAGCCGCCCATATATTTTGAAACTTTAGTAGTCATTATACGCCTTTCTTAGCTAAGTTATATCGAGTATAACAGAAATTTTGGTGGAGACCAAACTATTATTAGAATGCTCCAAGATCTTCTGTGGCCAAAGATCCAATAGGGTCTGACTTTAAATCAAATGTAGTTAATCCTGCAGTGGCTATACCGAAGGAATCTGTGGCTGCGTTAGCTGCATCTAATAAACCATAATCTCCTGCAGGAAAATCACCAGTACTCTGAGCAGATATACCTGCCGCTAGTGCAACAAGATTGGAATTTAAATTCTGATCTAGACCATCTAAGAAAGCTAACTCAGTCGATGTAATATCAGATATAGCAATCTTACCTGAGCCATCAGATACTAAAGTTCTTGAAGCAGTTAAATCTCCTGTAAGAACAGAAGAAATAGCACCTGCAATATTAGCAACTCTTCTAGCCTCAATAGCTGTTTGTTCTGTGACGTTTGCAACGCGTCTAGCCTCTACAGCTGTTGTTATCCCGACATTAGTTGTTAGTCGAGCTTGAATAGCTGTTGCTTCAGTACTCAGTGTTGTAACATTAGTAGAGATAGCAGTATTTAAGTCGGCACCATCATACTTTATAGTAGCCGCGTCAAGAACGCCTACACTAATATTAGACGCAGTTACAGGTGATAAGGATGTGTTAGATTTGGGATCTTTAGTGTCTGAGAACTTAAAAGTCTTAGCAGACTCGTCATAAAAGATAGCAGCATTACCTTGGTTGCCACGATTAAATAGTATACCTACATCTGCGCTTGGTGATCCAGAAACACCATCTGCAAGCATGATGATACGATCTTCAACATCAAGATTGGTAGTAGATACAGTTGTTGTAGCACCGTTAACAGTTAGGTTACCAGAAACAACTAGGTCATCACTCATATTAACTTGACCTGTAAAGGTCGCAGATACTAAGTTTGCAGCTCTTCTAGCTTCGATAGCAGTTGCAATAGTACTATTAGCAGTAATTCTAGCTTGTAACGCGGTATCTTCCGCTTGAAAGGCGCTAGAGTTAGCTGTTATCCTAGCTTGTAATGCTGTATCTGCATTAGTTAGAGCAGTTACGTTAGTTGTTAAGCGAGCTTGTAAAGCTGTATCTTCGTTATTCATAAGAGTAACGTTAGCTACTCTTCTAGCTTCTACAGCAGTAGTAATGGCTACATTAGTAGTAAGCCGAGACTGAAGAGCTGTATCTGCATCAGTAAAGACAGTAACGTTTGCTACCCGACGTGCTTCAATTGCGTCAGCATTTGCATCAAGAACATTTAAGTTTGCATTTAATCTAGTCTCAGTATCCGCCGCAGTGCCTACAGTTACGGACGCAACATTGTCTTGTACAAGATCAATATTAGCATTTAAACGAGTGAAAGTAATAAAATCATTAGAAGCGGCTACTAGAGTATTGGCAGCGATTCTTGCTTGAAGAGCTGTGTCTTCGTTAGTCATGACGGTAACGTTAGCAACACGTCTAGCTTCTACAGCAGTAGTAATTCCTACATTAGTAGTGAGTCTAACTTGTAAGGCAGTGTCTGCTGCATCTGATAAAACAACATTAACAGCTCGTCTGGCTTCACCAGCGGCTGCATTAGCAGATACTACATTGATATTAGAATTAAGTTGGGTAAAGGTAACAAAGTCATTGGCCGCTGCGATTGAGGTTCTTAGATCAGATACCGCAACTTTCTTAGTGGTATCATTACCTACATCGACAATAGGAAATACATCATTATCTGCTAGATCGACTGCTGATAGGGCGACAAGCTCGGTAATTTTAACGTTGGCCATAGTAATTCCTTTACATAAATCCTGATACTTGTATTAAATCATAAGTTTAACATAGTGTCCAAATTAATTTATTAACGTACTTTTTGAGTGAGTATAACTTCATTATCTTGAGATACAAGGATTTCTCCATCCTGTGTTATAAGCTCTGTCCCTGCTGATTCTGCATCATGATTTAATACTAATAACCCGTTAGTGACGTGTTCAAGCTCTATACCCTTGCCATCTTGTGTAAGTAGGGTATCCG